CAAGACTGAGTGTTAGCCACCTAGAATTGGGGGTAGTGCTCATTGAAGCTGTTACACTTCCGTATAAGTGTCATCGTCGCGTCGCATATCATAGTCTTTGCCCATGGCTACCCGTTCAGCCAAGCATTACCTTTATCGCAGGTGACTATGCAGCACTCACTGATTCTTGAACATCAGCGATCTTTAATCCAGGTCTAGAGGAATACCTGAAACCATGTCTTCATCCTGTGGGTCCGTCTTTCAGGTTGACCAGAGGCTACGCGGCCCTCTTATGTCAGAAGGCACGCGCAAATTCTCAAAAACTCAACACCATGTCAATTCCTGAAGAGCAAAAAAACAAGTTGATCCAAAAAATCCTGAGCTTCCCTCTGGTTGAGCATCCGCTGATGCCGGCTCCAGATCAGGAGCAGCGCCAGCAGATGATTGAGAATGTGGGTCCAGAGGAGGTTATGCGCCTCTTCCTCATGCGAGAGCAGCGTGTCAAAGCTGAGCTTGCTGATCCACATCGCTATGGCACAGAGCTGTCTGCTTGGAAGGATGCGGATAGCCTGCTCAATAGCTATCCAGAGCTTCTCATCCTTGGCGGCAACCGAGCGGGGAAGACCGAGTACGCTGCCAAGCGGATTGCTCAGGCTTTTGTCGGGACTGATCTTAACGGCTTCGCCCCCGACTGGGTGAGGGAGAAGTTTAAGAAACGCGGCCTAAACATCTGGTGTCTGCACACAACCAATATGACGAGCGTGTCTATGCAGCAGAACGTCTTTCACAAGTACCTTCCCGCTGAATTAAAGGAAGCCAAGCGCACTAAACACACTCAGGTGAGCTGGACCCAGAAAAACGGTTTTTCGGACAATACTGCCGTCTACAATGGCAACCAGATCTGGTTCCTTAACTACAGCCAGGACATTAAGGTCGTTGAGGGCGGCGAAGTGGACTTTGTGTGGTGCGATGAGCTTGTGCCGGCAGATTGGTTGGAGACGCTCAAGTACCGCTTGATTACCCGCAACGGAAAGTTGCTCGTTACCTTTACCCCCATCCTTGGCTACACGCAGACTGTAAAAGAGTTTATTTCTACAGCCAGAATTAAGACCTGGAGGGAAAGCGAGCTTCTGCCAAACAACAACGTCATCGGGGTTCCAAAGGGAAACATGCCCTACACCGCAGAAGGCGTGTACGGGAAACACGGTTGCATCTGGTTTCACTCCAAACTTAATCCCTACAACAATTGGGACCGGATGTGTCAGACGCTCAAGGGCCGCAGCACTCACGACATTAAGATTCGCGCTTACGGCTGGGCCGAGCAGACTGCCGGCAGTCAGTTTCCCATGTTTGGGGACAAGAACATCTTTACCGACAACGTCACCATTCACTGCCCGGAGGGCACCAACTACATGGTTGCTGACCCGGCCGGAGCTAGAAACTGGTTTATGCTCTGGGCCAGGGTGGACAAGAATGGCACAATCTGGATCTACCGCGAATGGCCGGATCAAAGCTACGGCGAATGGGCGCTTCCAAGCGATAAGGCTGACGGAAGGGCAGGCCCTGCACAGAGAAGCGGAGCTGGCCGCGGAGTAAACGAGTACACTGAACTGGTCTGGTCCCTAGAAACACATGCTGAAAAACGTGAGGAAATTGCAGAACGCTACATTGATCCAAGAAGCGCAGGCACAGAAACCACCAGCAAAGAGGGCGGAGTCACCCTGTTGGATCTTCTTTTGGATGCTACTGAACCTCTTTATTTCCTCCCTGCTGCTAGCGTATCAGTGGATGAGCGTGTTTTAATCATCAACGATCTGCTTTGTTATGACAGAGATGCAGATATTGATTCTGAAAAGAACCACCCGCGGTTAATGGTACATGAAAGCTGCCAGAACTTAATTTACTCCCTGAGAGAATGGACTGGCCATGATGGCCAGAAGGGAGCGTGCAAAGATCCAATTGACGCTCTTGGCTATCTTGTGGTAATGCAACCCAGTCACACAGGAGTATTAAACAAGCAGTGGCAAAGCGTTAATAAGTGCGGGAGCTATTAAAGTATGTTAAGAACCAACACTGATGTTCTGGCTATCGCCTCAAAAAATCCGCATGTAGGCGAGCTTTTGAGCGAGTACAACCGCGCGATGATCAACTCCTCTCAAGGGAACTTGGTCACTAAGTTTGACAACATTCGTTTCTGCCGGTGGCCTGGGCAGACAGATGACGGCAAGAAGCACTCTGAAAACCGTTCCAACGGAGATCCTGCTTGGCCTTTCGAGGGAGCCTCTGACGTTCGTGCCCGCCTAATCGACGCCACCTGTAACGAGCTTACCTCCCTCCTTGTAGGAGCTTTCCAGAAGGCTGAGCTGCGCGCCAATGGCACGGAGCTTAGTGACATGCCGGTCTCCCAGATTGGCACCACACTGCTTCGCTGGATTCGCGACTGCAAGATGCCTCAGCAGCTCTACAAGGAGGCTACTTTGGGCGCTCAGTACGCACTTCAGTACGGCTGGAGCGCCTTCTTTGTGGGCTGGCAGCAGAACATCAGCGTTCGCACTCAAGAGATTTCCATGGAGGAGATCATGGGTTTGGCCCAACAGTCAGGGAGCCAGGTGCTCATGGAGTTGCCGCAGCTTATTGTCAGTGCCCCTGATCAAGCTGCTGAAATCATGCAAGCAGCCATGCCGGATCTCAAGGCTTCTGATGCTAAGCGTATGGTCCGTGAGCTTGCAAAAACCGGCAAGACAAGCAAGGACGAGGAGTATGTCAGCAGGAATTTGCCTGAAATTGTTGCCCTAAAGCCTTGGGATGAGATCATTTTCCCTCCTGAAACCGCGGACTTGCAGCGTTCTCGCGTGATTTTTCGCAGAACTTGGATGTCTGAGGTTGAGTTGCGTGAAAAAATCACGACAGAAGGCTGGAACCCGGACTGGGTAGAGCGGGCCTTGCAGCAGTTGGGTAAATCCAGCTCCTACTACAACATCAACCTGCTCCCGACCACCACCATGATGGTCTACAACGGTGTAAACTACATGAACATGGTGGAAGTGGTGTACTGCTACACCAAGAGCCTCGACGGGGACGCTCCAGCCATCTTTTACACTGTCATCTGCCCTCAAGCGGCCTCGAATCGCATCTCTGACGGCGACTCCTGGGCCATCCATGAGCGTCTCGATTACGCCCATGGCGAGTATCCCTTCGTGGAGTTCCGGCGTGAGCAGATCCGGCGCGCCATCACGGACACCCGCGGTATTCCTGAGCTTTCTCAGACCGATCAGGACGAGATCAAGGCGCAGCATGACTCGATTCGCGACCATACTGCCTTCTCTACACTGCCTCCCATCAAGGTGGTCAAGCGCGTGGGTGCCATCAACAAGATCGGCCCAGGTGTGTCGCTTCCGGTTACCAACCAGAACGACTACACGTTCATGGAGCCACCGGCCCGCGAGCCTACTGTAGCGTTCAATTTGATTCAACGTGTTGAGCAGCAGCACGCAGCCTACTTTGGCACCAGCAACGGAAACGTGCCTCCTATGACCACACAGATGCTCCAGCAGGCCCTGGTCAACTCATGGCTGCTGTCGTGGCGTTCTGTGTTCCGGCAGATGTTTTCACTGTGCTGTCAGTACATGCCGGCCGAGGAAATTCAGCGCATTACCGGAGGAACGCTTCCTCAGAACCTGTCTGAGATTCACAACGAATTTGACATCAATGTCCGGTTTGATGTGATGAACATGGACAAGGAGTACATCGCTCAGAAGGTGGACTTCCTGACCAAAATCAAGCAAATGGACACGGGTGGCGTGCTGAATGCCAATCGGATTACCGAAATGCTGATTCAAGCCATTGCTCCCGAAATGGCAAGTGAGCTTATCCTTAATCAGGAGCAGGCATCTCAGAAAATGTTTAAGGATGTGCAAACTGACATCGGGATGATGCTTCTTGGGAACGAGGCACTGTATCAAGAGAACGATCCCGCGGCGCAAACTAAGATGCAGTTTGCCCAGCAGGTCATACAGAACAATCCCAAGGCTCAGCAGGCTTTGCAGGCTGATCCTAACTTCCAGCAGCTTTTTCAAAACTATGTAAAAAACTTGCAGATGAGCATTACTCAGCAGCAAAACGCTCAAATTGGACGGCTGGGAGTAACGCCAATACAGCAGCAACCTGGGCAGTAATATGACTCCAAAAGAACGCACAGCTTACGGCTTTGCCGGCAAGAACCACATCTGGGATCAAGTGATTGAAACTATCCAGCAAATGCAGGAACAGCTTTGGATGTCTGCTGTTGGAAACAATAATAAGGGTGAAGACCGTGTTCACGCTTGCGGCCAAGCAGATGGTGTAAACTTGGTTTATTCAACACTTTTAACACTAAGACAAGAAGCATTAAAACTAAATGGCTTGACTGAAGAAAAAGATTTGGCATAACGCTAACAACGGGCCTTCCAGCGTTACTGGATTGTATTAATAAGGAACTTGCGACCTTAACCGCATGAACGAAAACGAAGCACAGCCTGATTCCGGTAATCAGGAGGCAGTATCAAATACCGTTGCTCAGAAACTCGGTTTAATGGACGAGAGGGATCTTAGCGATCTTTTGAAATCCAACTTCCTTAACGAGGAGGAGGCATTTCCGGCCACACAGGAGCAGGGAGAATCAGAGGCAGTGGATTCCTTTTCAGAGGACGATCAGCAGGCTGATGATGATTCCGACCAGCACGATAGCAGTTCTTTGACTAAAGGCGTCCAGAAGCGCATCAACAAATTAGTTGCTGCAAAGAAGGCCGCTCAATCCGAATTAGAAGCGCATAAAACACGCTTGGCACAGCTTCAGCAAGAACTTGAGACTGCAAAGTCTTCTGTTCCTGTAAAGCATCAAGACCAAACTGAATTTGCAGAAGGGCTTAATAACTTTGACCAAGTTAAAAGCGAGTATGACAAAGCAGTGGAAGTCTTGTTGTGGTGCGAAGACAACCTGGATGGGGGAGTGATTACATTGCCTGATGGCACTGAGCACGAACTTTCAGACAGGGACGTCAAAGCAATGAGGCGGACAGCCATGAAGCGCAAGGAAATCGAGCTTCCTGCTCGGCTGAACTACCTGCAACAACAGGCACAGGCAGACGCACAGGTGGTTGCAGACTTTCCTTGGTGGGGACGACAGGAAACTGAAGAGTTCCAAGTAGCTCAGCAGATTATCCGTGACTTTCCAGAGCTTAAAAAGCGTAGAGCAGACTGGAAGCACCTGACAGGGTTGGTTGTCCTTGGGGCAAAAACTTATGCAGAATCTAAGGCAAAGGGCAAAGCCCAGAGTCAGCCGATTCGCAGAGCACCATCCCAGCCAGGCGTTACAAAAGCTCCACCAATGCGCGAATCTAACGGGGATCAGACAAAGGCTAAACAGCAGTTTGCAAAAACTGGTGGCAGTCGTGATGGATTAACCGACTTGGTAAAAGCAATGAACTTTGTTTAGTTCACGCAGTAAAACGCAGTAACTCTCTTAATCTTATGGCTTCTCTAACTGAACCTAATCTCTCCGGGCGCGGTAAGCGCGAAGACTTGATGGACATGATCGCCTTGGTTGATGCCAAGGACACGCCCTTTACGTCGATGGCAAAAAAGGGCTCCAAGCCTGGTAATATGTACTTCCGTTGGCAGTCTGACAGCCTTCCGACCCCTCAGGTTGGCGGCACACCGGACGGCTTGGACGTCAACCTCACGACTGGTGTCAGCAACTATGTTGTTGGCTACCGCTCTGAGTTGGCCAACTACGCTCAGATCTACCGGCGCGCAGTCCGTGTTTCCAAGCTCACTCAGGACATCGCTGATGTCGCTGGCGTGCGCGACGAACTGGCTGACAACGTCGCTAAGGCGATCACTGGCATTAAGCGTGACATGGAAGTCACGATGACCTCCAATCAGGTTTCCCAGCTCGACACTGGCGACCAGACCACTGCTTACCGGACCGCTGGTGCGCAGACCTGGATCAGCAATGCCGGCACCGGCACTCCGACTCCTGGCGACATTCCTTCCATCTTCCGTACCCCTACGACCTCCATCGTTGGAACGGGATCTGCACTGGGAACTTCGCTTACGGACTCTGTTGTTCAGGGTCTGCTTAAGTCGATCTTTGATCAGACTGGTCACTACACTTCTTTTGACTGCATCGTTGGGACGGACCTCAAGCGCGCTTTCACTGGCCTGCTCGGGACGACCAGCCTGACGACCACTTCGACTGTTGGTGTGACTGGCGCAGGCGCAACGAAGGTGCAGACCTTTCAACGTGATGCCGCTGCTGACACCTACATCCAGTCGCTGGATGTGTTCCAAGGTGACTTCGGCACTGTCCGTTTGCATCCCACGACCTTCATCGGGACTGTGTCTGGCACGACCTATACGCCTACCGCGTTCAAGGGCCTTGTACTTGACATGAACCTCATCGAAGTGCGTTATGGTGGCAACGTGGCTCAGGTCACTGCGCTTCAGGATAACGGTGGCGGGCCTGGCCGTTTGGTTGAAGCTGTTGCTGGTCTGGTTGTTGGGAACCCGCTGGGTCTCGGCAAGTTTGACTACAACGCTGTTTAGTAGTTTGCGCGACACCTGCGGTGAACTGGGATACTCAGTCGATTAAAGTGGTGTGACAGCCGGAGAGACGGCACATTTTTTGCGACACCTGCCACAGACACGGCACTTAGCCCGATAGTGCGTGGATTGCAACCACGAATGGTGTGACACTCAGGAGAGACTGGGGGCATTTCATCAA